ATGAATGATATTGAAATCAAATATCAAGACAATCAAATGCTAGTTAGTAGCGTTGAAGTTGCTAGGAATTTCGGAAAGAATCACAAAGAAACTTTAAGAGATATTAGAAAATTGCTAGGGGGTGCGCAAAATTGCGCAGACCTATTCTATAAGTCTAGTTACATTCATGAGCAGAATAAACAAGAATATCCAATGTATTTAATGAATAGAGACGGTTTCAGCCTTCTTGTAATGGGCTTCACAGGAAAAGAAGCGCTTGAATGGAAAATGAAATACATTGAAGCGTTCAACCAGATGGAGAAAAAGTTAAACGATCCTGAATTCTTGGTTCAGCGTTCAATGGAATATTTAAAAAATAGATGTGATGCGCTTCTACTAGAAAATAAAGCTCAATCACAACAAATCGCAGAATTAAAACCTAAAGCTTCTTATTATGACGTGATTCTAAATTGTAAGAGTTTGTTAGCGACCTCAGTAATTGCTAAGGATTACGGTTGGAGTGCTATCAGATTGAACGAATATCTACACAAGAAGGGCATTCAGTTCAAGCAAGGCAAAACATGGCTTTTATATCAGAAATACGCAACAGAAGGATATGCATCAACAAAAACGCATGAACATCTTGGTAACGATGGTACAAACTATGCAAATGTACATACTTATTGGACACAAAAAGGAAGAAGATTCATTTATGACCTATTAAAAAATGATGGAATTGTTCCATTGATCGAGCGTGATGAAAATGGATAACCTCAATATAACAGTAAAAGAAGCTTCTAGAATCATGAAAAAGTCGCAAGAATTCGTAATTCAAGCCGTTCAGAACGGACAACTGCCAGGAATTGTTATTGAAAACAACGGTAGACGCTCCGCTCACATTCCAAGAATCGGTTTTGAAAATTATATGAATGGCTTGAAAAAAGAACCAAGCCAAAAATTAATCGAAGCGCTCATAGAAAAATATGAGTCTTCAGAAAAAGAAATCAAAAAGCTTGATGATAAGATCCTTGAGCTAAATAGAAAAATCATCAAGTTAAGCAAAACTAAATAACAACTTTAAGTGTTCATAAGCACCTAAGGCTAGGAGACAAATAATAATTTGTAGAATGAACTGCAATACATAATTTAACATTTCTCTTTTTGGGTAATTCCATTGACTATACATACCTACTGTATACGGTCTCCTAGCGCTAAGTGCTTATGAGCACAAAAAAAGAACACACGACAGCCATCGTGTGCTCCCACTCAATCTTCTAGGAAAAGATTGATAAAAATCAGACAGTGATAAGTATATCACGGAAAGAGGAAATTATGAATAGTAAAAGAATCTTATTAATTGCATTTAATGCATTTGTTTTGGGAACAGTTATCTCAATGATTACATCAGGCACAAATTGGGATAGTACAGCCGTACATGTCTCAAGTGCTTTCTCATTAGGATTAAACATCATATTTCTAGAATATATCGGGTTAAAGGGGGATAAATAATCATGTTCAAACACATAGAAACACCATTCCTACACCTTGAGATTAAAGACGGGAACTGCGAAATAACAGGAACAGGAAACACATGGCAGTACCTCTTGCTATTTGCCTACATCGTTAAAGCTGCCAAAGAAGGACGCTTCACTAATGGGTTTGACGTTGAAGGAGAAAAAAAGGAATTCAATAGAATTATAAATAAGGTGTATGAAAGTCCAGACGATGCAATTGAAGCATTTGGACCATTAGGGGATGTAAATACAGTCTCTGATATCTTAGAAGCATTAGATAACCTGTTTGAGGGGGATTACGTAGATGGAGAATAAGAAAGATATTCTAGAGAGCCTGTTTGAGACTCTCACTAGAACTAGAAAGTGGAGTGATGAAATCGCTGAAATGCTTTACCACAAGGACAAGAACGGCAATGAAGAGGTCACTGTAAGACTTTATGAAGGTAATGAAGAAGTGTTCATTGATGTTACTGGAGACAGTGGCATGGCTCTTATTAAAGACGTAATCGCAGCTTTAGAGGAAATACGATGACCTCTTTCAAAGGATTGTTCGATTGTCTCTATGAACCGATTCCAAAAGATAAAGAAGGGTGGCTCTCTCAGAGAAGAAAAGGTATCGGCGGTTCAGATGCTGGAATAATCGAAGGTGTCAACCGCTACACCACACTTCATGAGTTGTGGGAAGACAAGACAGGGAGACAAAAAAGAGCTCAGGTTTCAAACCATGCCATTGAGATGGGAAACCGTCTAGAGCCTCTAATGTTTAACCTGTTCGAGGCACTCTATGGTGATGACTATGAAGTCATTGATACAAAGGATTATTCGTTATCTCGCAAGGATAAGGATTGGATGCGAGCCAACTTGGACGGCGCTCTTATTCGAAAGGAAGATGGATCAACAGGGATTTTAGAAATAAAATCAACGACCATAAATAAGTGGCAGTACTTCCAGGAAGAATGGGGCGATGATTCAATGCCTCAGACATATTACTGTCAGTGCCTTCATTACATGAACGTGACAGGTGCTGAATTCGTTGTCTTATTCGCAATAGCCATGATGCCGTGGTGCGACGAGACAAAGACCATCATTAGAAGAATTGAAAGAAGCGAGGTGCTTTTGGATTTAATGCAGCTAGAGGCAGATGAAGAAGCCTTCTGGCAAAAGCACATCGTGGAAGATATTGAACCAAATTTTATTTAAAGGAGAAAAAAGAAAATGATAACTAGAACAAGGGCTAATCAAGATATTAGAGACATGTTAAAGGATAATGGCCTCACTCAATGGGATTTATGTAAAGCGCTAGGAATTGGGGAAACTACTCTATACAGAAGATTAAGAGATGAACTACCAGAAGACCAGAAACAAGAATACAAGAAAGCTATTGAAATGCTTATCAATCTAAATGCATAACGAAATTTAAAGGAGAAAAAGAATGAGATTTAAGCAAGAAATTAAAGACCGCTTATATGGCGGTTATCTCGGTGTTGTCACTGACAAGATTGATTTTGAAATTATCAAAGTCATGCTTGCAGATGATAAAAAGAAAGTTGAAGGGCTTGAGTGGCCTTTCGGTGCAGTGAGTGCAGTTATCGCAGTTGCACCAGACGGATCAGTAGTCGCATTAAAAGAAGAACACGCTGAAAGCTATGAATTAGTAAAGTATCAGGATGCAGTGGAAGAAGATACACAGCCTATTGATGCAGACGTCAATGAAGTGGCTGAAATGCCTAGTTTAAGCGTTGTGAAGGTCATTCCAGCGCAGATTGAAGGATGTAACGTAAAACACTTCAAAGAGGCTGTAAAGTCTTATTTGAAGCGCTATGACGGCATTGTAGTGACTGCAGACAACTATAAAGAGTTATCTGATGTTGTTTCTAAACTGAAGAAAGAAAAAGACAATGTCAATGAAAGCAAGAAGGCAGTCAAAAAAGAAGCAATGAAAGTCTACACAGACTTTGAGAACGATATGAAAGAAGTTCTTAAGATGTTTGATGCTTCTATTAGTTCATTATCTAGTGATATTAAGGAATTCACAGACAAGGAAGTAGCAGAGAATGAAATGGTTGTAAGAAAACTCATTAATAAGGCTCTTAATGATTATGTGCATAGAGGTGACTTTGATGGATATTGTGCAACTAAAGTATTCTCTATTGATCCACGCTGGAGCTCTCTAAAGAAGTTCATCAACAATAAGAAGCCAACCAAAGCATTAGTAGATGCAATCAAACAGGAATGTGAAAGAACTAAAGAAACATATAAATCATATATGCAGCGTTGTGAGTCTTTAGACATCTATTTAGAGGCCAGATGTAAAGAAACTGATGTTGATCAGCAGATGATTGATGTAAGTGTCTATAAAGATAAGTTAAGAGACGGCTCTTTTGAGGACATTAAGCCACTACTAGAAAGAAGATTTAGAGAAATCATCAATAGACGAGATGAACAGGAACATCAGAAAGAAGAAGCTAAGAAGGAAGAAGTTAAGCAAGAAGAAAAGCCTGTAAATGTTTCTTCAGAAGAAAAAGAACCTCTAAAGATGTTGGTTGGTAAAATCGTAGGAACAAATGCTGCACTAAATGAATTAAAAACATCTCTAGACTATCTCAAAGCCAAATATGATGGTTGTTTCGATTATGATTTAAGATTCCCTAGAAAGAAGAAAGAAGGTAAATAATAATGACAGTTAAAAACAGTTTAAGAAAAGACACAACAAACAAAGCAAAATTCAGTACTTTTATCGCAAGCCCAGCAGTACAGAGAAAAATCAATGATGTTGTTGGCGGTAAGAATGGAACACGTTTCATCGCTTCTATTACTTCTACAGTTGTCAATGATCCAAAACTACAAGAATGTGAGCCTAATAGTATCATTACTGCTGCATTTCTTGGCGAAGCGCTCAACTTATCTCCTTCTCCCCAGTTAGGACAGTACTACTTTGTACCTTACAAGACTAAGAGAGGAACAGTGGCACAGTTCCAGTTAGGTTATAAAGGCTACATTCAGCTAGCCATCAGAAGTGGACAGTATAGAAAATTAAATGTTATTTCGATTAAGGAAGGGGAATTAATCCGTTATGACCCTCTTAATGAAGAGATTGAAGTCAGATTAATTGATGATGAACTTGTAAGAGAGTCCGCTAAGACAGTCGGCTATTATGCAATGTTTGAATATACAAACGGCTTTAGAAAGACGATGTACTGGTCAAAAGAAAAGATGGAGGCACATGCGCTTAAATATTCTCAAGGATATGCAGCAGATAAAAGAAAAGGCACTAACTGGACATTCTGGTCTAAAGACTTTGACGGAATGGCATACAAGACTATGCTCCGTCAGCTGATCAGTAAGTGGGGTATCATGTCAATTGATTTACAGAATGCTATTGATGCCGATATGGCAGTAATCAATAGTGATGGTACAAAAGAGTATGTGGATGCTCCAGTTACATTTGTAAACGATGAAGAACCACAGGCACATGAAGAAGCGCCTAAAGCAATCGAAAATGAAAGCTCAGCACCTAAAGCACCACAGCCACATGAAGAATCTGACAAGGTTCTTGAAGAAGCAATGGTCAATACTGATTTCGGCGATGCTGAATTTGGTGACTTTGGCGAAGATTTTGATTATGAACAGTTCTAATTAAGGAGGTCTAGAAGATGGAAAGAAGGAGATGGATAAAACTTTATATGATGGACTACGATGAAGTCTATCATGATTCCAAGATGTTCCATCTTTGGATTGACATCTTACTACACACTAATCCTGTTGATTATTATCATCATGGAGACTTGATCAAGAGAGGACAATGTATCCTCTCTCTGAATCAGGTCGCATCAAGGTGTCATATGTCTAAACCGACAGTTTCTAAATACCTTCGTTTATTGGAAGAATGTGGAAAAATTAAGTTAGATATATCTAAAAAGGGCACTAAAGTGACGGTATTAAACTGGGATAAATACCAAAGTAACGGGTTTTCAAAAAGCGAAAACGAGGAGCCGGAAGATACTACCGGTTTAGCAAGTGGTTTAGCAAGTGGTTTAGCAAGTGGTTTAGAACTAAACCAAGAACTAAACCCTAATAAGACAATAAAAGAACAAAGAAAAGAGAAAAGAGAAAAAGACTGTACTGTAGAGTATTGTCCGTCTTATGAATCTATTTTTTCTATTTTCTTTAAGAAAGACAAGTTGGAGTACATCAGTGAATATTATGAATCTGTAAAAGATAGAACTGATATAAGAAATCTAGAAAAACATATAGATGGATTCTTGAGAAATAAAGAGGCTGAAAAAAATAAGCCTATACCAATAGCAGAGAGAAGAAAGAAAGAAAAAGAAGAATCTTCAGAAAATAAAATACCAGACGCTATTGTATTAACTCCTGAACAGGAAGAAGCACGCAAAAGGCTTCAAAAGTTACTTGATAGTAAGAAGTATGAACATGATGAAGATTTAGATTAAGGAGGGGATTTATAACATGACAAATTTTGAATTCTATGAAAATGAAATTAAATCCAGAGGCTTCAATTTTGCGGTAGATAAATCAAGCGATGAATTATTCTACTGTGATTGTGATATAGAAGGCTCATGCAAGAAATGTAGGTTTTGGTATCAATTGAAGAAATCAGGCAAATACATGTGTTCAAGTATCGATGCTGTTAGATGGTTATATCAGAAGCACAAGATAAAAATGAATGCACTGGAGTACGGTTTACTTGAATATATGCTATCTGAAGGGTATGAATGGGTATCACGTGATGATGATTTCACAATCGCGTTCTTTACATTAAAGCCAGTTGATAAGGATGGTACTTGGTTCTCTCCTGAGAACGGAGTAGATGAACCACTCAATTGTGTTCCTCTTTGTGAGAAGTTATTTGAATTCTTAAGAGAAGGCGAATTATTTAACATTGAAGAATTACTTAAAACGGCGGAGGTGTTTAACGATGATTAATGCTGAAAAATACAAAGATGAGATTAATGAAGAATATCTAAATTTACTAAAAAGAAATGTTATCGATGGCGATGGCAACAGGATGAATAAAGCTATTAAGACAATTGCATATAAACATTGTGGGAAGCAATTATGTGGTGCATTTAGTACATTTAAATGGCTATGTGAAGAATGCAAAGAGCATGTCAAGCTATCTAAGTTGGAATATGATATTTTAAAATATCTTTCAGATAATACCGTACACATGTATATCGTGAGAGATGGAACGGTAATATTTTTCTATATGATGTAGAGCCAGAAAAAAGTAAGAGTGCTCCTTGGTGGACTGGTCGTGGCATGTGCCACATGGGAATGTTTAATAAGTTATTCCAATTCGTTCAATGGGGAGACTCAGAGCCTACATCAATTAACAATGTGCTCAATAACTGCGAGGTGGTCAATGATGCTGAAGAATAAAGACGAGAGAACCTCATTTTTAAGAAATGAGAAGAACTGGGAAGTTGAGTATTTAACACCTGATATTAAAATGTTGACTTTAAAATTAACACCTAAACTATATGTCAGAAAAATTCAAGTGATAGGTTTTAATAAATATTTTAAAAAAAGTGGATGGTATACGCAGTTTACTAAGTTCTTTTATCCTGATCATCTATATTACAGTCCTAATACTTCAGATACAGAATTATTAAAATATTTAACTGCACATAAAAATGATGATTACATTGAAGATTTAGAAGTAAAAGGAGAACAGTAAAATAACATGAACACTATTTCAATGGAACTGCACCAGGAGCAGATTACAGAATTACAAAGTCAGTTTGAAGAATCAGAAAGCAAAAACCATTGTTTAGAAGAAGAATTAGAAGATTTAAAGGCTGAATATGAAGAACTTGAAGAAGTATGCCAAGATTTAAAAAAAGAAAACAATAGTTTAAAAAGAGAAAAAAACAGTTTAATGAAAGCAAACGCTACTGTATTGAACTTCTACAGAGAAGACTGTGGAAAAATGGAAGGTCTTCAGGAATTAAACAATAAACTTGTTAAAAGCTGCAAAAAGGCTAACAGGGATTTCTTTATCTTAGCAGCAGCCTATGTTGCTACACTGATGTTGATGATTTACTTATTTATCAGATAAGGGGGGGAGTGATATAGATGTTTTTATTGCAGGTATTAGGAAATGTATTTTCTATGTTTGCTATTATCATGCTGATTGTTGGTGTCATTATTGTGATATCAGTGATTGCAATTGCAGTGTTCGTTATTGTGTCGGTCGTTGTGAATGGCATAGAAGAAGATAAGGAGAATAATAACTTATGACAATAAATGACAAGGAGGAACGCTATTAATGCTTAATCGTGCTTTATTAGTCGGAAGACTTACAAGAGACCCTGAACTAAGAAGAACAGGGAGTGGGAAGGCAGTCACTTCTTTCAACTTAGCAGTAGAAAGAAACTTCAAGAGCGATGATCAGGAGGCTGACTTCATTAACTGCGTATGCTGGGGGAAGATTGCGGAAAACACAGAACGTTACTGTTCTAAAGGTTCCCTCGTTTCTGTTGATGGTCGCATTCAGACAAGAAACTATGAGAACAATCAAGGTCAGAAGGTATATGTTACTGAAGTGATTGCTGACTCTGTACAGTTCATTAACACTAGAAAAGAAAATCAAACTGCACCACAAGCACCTGTTAACAATTATGTACATAATGAACCAATTCAGCAGTTCGAGGATGAAGGATTGGTTATGGAAGAGGATGACATTCAATTCTAATGATCAAGAATAAATACAAGGCTAAGAAGGCAGTTGTTGACGGCATTGTCTTTGACAGTCGAAAAGAAGCAAAGAGATATACAGAACTCAAGAAACTCGAAGAGATGGGAAGCATCAGAGACCTGTCTCTTCAGGTTCAGTTTGAACTTATACCGTCATTTGAAATTGTAATTGATGGAAAGAAGAGGAAAAGAAGACCAATCACATACGTTGCCGACTTCGTATATTACAGAGATGATGAAAAGGTCATCGAGGACGTCAAAGGTCTCAGAACCCCTGTCTATAACATCAAGAAGAAGTTATTTGAATATCGTTATCATGAGACAATCAGGGAGGTATAGAAGTGGCTAGATTAGTTGAGGTATGGGACTACTTTAGAGCGCCTATGAGCGAGAATGACATGATAAGAATGCGCAGAACGTTCAGTATCATAAATTTAGATAAATGCACCTTTGAATTCCAGTTGCCTCCTAGATGGCCAGAAGGGGGACTGTGTGCAATCGTTTTCTATTACAAGAAGAAGATGATCCACAAGGAAGAGTACAGCACTATGAGTCTAGCAAAGGCAAGACTTGACTGGCTTTCAACGTTTGTTCCTAAAAAGGAAGAAGGGGAACTTGAATACAAGGGAATGCCGATTGATGCTGATGATATTATTGCAGTCATTAATCATACAAGCTTCAGTGATAGAATTATAAGCATTGTTACATCAAGAATAAGAATCAATGACAGAGTGCAGCGAAAGAGTTGCTACACGGTTCTTGAAGAGATTCAAAAGAAGTTCATCAGATAATCAAACAGGGCATTGAGTTCTCTATATTTAACTCATAAGAAAATTTAAAATAAGAAAATCTATATGGATTACTCTTAATAGATTTGTTTCTAAAAGCAAGATCCTCTCATGAACTTGATGCCCTAACATATTTTTCTATTCTAAAACCAACAAACAACAGCAGTGTCATGGCTTTGCTTCCATCTCATTCACCTTCTTTTGCAAAGAATAAGAGTATGAAGCGCTAATTTTGCTATCCAACTATAAAGTTATGATGTTGCTGGGAGAAGAGAAGACACAAATTGAAAACCATTAGGAAGAGTAAAGGACTGTTTTCTTCTTCTCCAGAAAGGAGGTTAATTTTTGTTTTTTATTTTATTTGTACTGGTGATAGTGATTTATTTATTTTTCATTTTTGAATAAGGAGGTAATCAGATGACGCCAGAAGAGACAAGAAACTATCTTAAAAGCTATAGGAATATGCGCAATCGAGTGGAGTACATCAATAACAAGATGATTAATGTTAAATCAATCAGATATGATGATAGTCCGAGCGGTTCGTATTCAGAACCTAAGACTCAGAACGATTACATCATGATGAAGGATAAGTATCTTAAGGAAATGAGCAGTATAAGAGCCTCGGTTGAAAGCATAGAAGATATGACTCTAAGAGATGTATTGTTCTATCGATACATAGAATGCTTAGAGATATATGATATTGCTAATATCATGGATTGCTCTAATACATCTGTATTTGCTTATCTGCGTGATGCGATTAAAGAACTTTCAATTATTCTTGATTAATTCTTATTAAACTGTATTAATCTGTATTAATCAGAAGCACACAGCACTTAAAAAGGTGCTAGTATGGTATTAGACAGAAATATATAAGAGGGCCGGACTTAACAGTTTGGCTCTTTTCACATTAAGAATCATTAAGGAGGCGTATTAATTGTATGACAGAAAAACAGAGACTGTTTGCAGATGAGTATCTGAAAGATCTAAATGGTACGCGTGCCTATAAAACGATATACACTACTATCAAGAATGATAATGTTGCAGCAGTAAGAGCAAATACACTTCTTAAGCAGAAAGATATTTCTGATTATATAAGCAAAAGACTTGAAGAAATTCATAATGAGAATACGGCTGACATCCAGGAAGTGATGGAGTATCTTACATCAGTTCTAAGAGGAGAATCAGCCTCAGCGGTATTGATGATGAGTGGCAATGGTATGCAGAAGGTCACTGAGAAGCCTCCGGATGAGAAAGAAAGGCTTAAAGCTGCAGAGCTTCTTGGAAAGAGATTCGGTATGTTCAAAGACAATGTAGATGTTACATCGAACGGTAAAACAGTAATTGTAGATGATATAGATGAATAAGGTTAGTTTAAAGTCTACTATCGGTCCGGCTTTCTATGAAGTTCATAAGCATGTAAAAAACAATGACTACACGCATTATTGGCTAAAAGGTGGGCGTGGCTCTTTAAAATCTTCTTTTATCGGTGTTGAGATACCTTTAGGCATTATGAGAGATGCACAGCGAGGTGTAATGAGTAATGCAGTCATTATGAGACGAGTAAAAGATACGCTCAGAGATTCAGTATATGAACAGATTAAGTGGGGTATCTATAAGTTAGGTGCTCAAGATGATTGGTTAATACCTGAGTCTAAATTAAAAATGACTTATATGCCAACAGGTCAGCAGATAATATTCAAGGGTGCCGATGAACCTAAAAAAATGAAGTCAACAAAGGTTCACATCGGCTATGTTAAATATGTCTGGTACGAAGAATGTGACGAATTCGAAACATACGATAAGATAACCAATATCAATCAGTCACTTCTTCGTGGTGGGCATGAGTATTGTGTCTTTTACTCTTTCAACCCTCCCGAATCACAACGTAATTGGTGCAACAGGCAAGTTCTAGTAAAAAGGGATGATACATATGTCTCTCATACAACTTACTTACAGGCACCACCTCAGTGGCTTGGGGAGCAGTTCTTAATAGAAGCCGACCACATGAAGGAGACAAAGCCTGATAAGTACAGGCATGACTATTTGGGAGAGGTAACCGGTACAGGTAGTGAGGTTTTCACAAACCTTGATATACGTGAGATAACCGACGAGGAAATACAGGTATTCGATAGATTAAAAAACGGACTAGACTTTGGTTATGCTGGTGACCCATTGGCATATGTCAAAGCAAACTATGACAAGACGCGCAGGCGTCTTTTTATTTTTGGTGAAGTATATGGAACTAGACTATCAAATGCCAAGGCCGTGAAACTCATAAAAGAGATTAACCCGCTCAATAAGCTAGTCACTGCTGATTCAGCTGAACCAAGAACTATTAATGAATTCAAGTTATTAGGTCTCAATATCATCGGTGCAAAGAAAGGCGCTGACAGTGTAGACAATGGAATAAAGTTCCTTCAGGACCTAGACAAGATAATTATAGATCCTGTTAGATGCCCCAATGCTGCACGTGAATTCAATGACTATGAAATTGAAATGGATAGAGACGGCAACCTTAGAGGGGAGTTCCCCGACAGAAACAACCACACTATAGATGCGGTTAGATATGCTATAGAAAATGAAATCCTTATGAAGAAGGCAAGAGCAGGAAAGAGGAGATTTTAAAAGATGTATTATACTTTCACGATTCCACGAGAAAAATTCGACGAGACAAACATAGACAGAAGCATGATCCTTCGTCTCATTAGTAAGCATTATAGTATTCGTGCTCCTGAGATATTGAAGAATGTCGGCTACTACTTTGGCAAGCACGCCATCATGAACAGGGAAAAGAAGTTCAAGAACCAGCCGAACAATAAGATCATGGTAAACCATGCTAAAGATATATCAGATACAGCAACGGGCTATTTTCTTTCAAACCCTATAACATTTAAGAAGAATACAGAAGACGGCAATATTGACAAGCTGACAGGTGCATTTGTTGATGCAGAAACAGATGATACAGATTCATGCAATGCTATCAATATGTCACGTGCAGGTGTCGCTTATGAGTATGTTTACTTATGTGAGCATGAAAGCAAGCTGATGACCAAGACACTTGACCCATTGTCAACATTCAAGGTTTTCGATGCTTCAATTGAACAGCATGAACTATTCAGTGTTTATTATTCTATTGAAAAAGATGATTCTACTGACAGGTTCAATATCATCGCAACAGTAACAACTGAGAACTATGTCACAAGAATGGGAATCACATGCAATGAAGAATTCGAAAAAGGCGAGTTTTCAGAACTAGGTGAGCCTTACCCACATTTCTTAGGTGAGGACCCTATCATTGAGTATAGAAACAACATGGACTGCATTGGAGACTATGAACAGCAGATTTCTCTTATCGATGCATACAATACATTATGCTCTGACAGAATCAACGATAAGGAGCAGTTCATTGACGCAGTGCTTGTTGTCTATGGTGCTCTTTTAGGTGATGACGATGAAGAAGCAACAAAAGCGCTCCAGGCTATCCGTAAGAATGGTGTTATGGAACTTCCTAGTGATGCACGCTCTGAATATCTGACTAGAACATTTGACGAGAATGCTGTGGAAACACTCAAGCGCTCAATAAAGGAAGATATCTATTCACTTTCTCATGTTCCTAATCTGACAGATGAAAACTTTGCTGGCAACAGTTCGGGCATTGCTATTCAATATAAGCTTCTAGCACTTGAGACCCTCACCAAGACAAAAGAGAGATATTACAAGAAAGGGCTTAAGAAGCGTATAAGAATGTTCTGTACTTACCTCAATCTAAAGGCAATTGCTGCTGATCAGTCAATGATTGAGCCTGTATTTACAAGGGGATTACCACAGAACCGTCTTGAATTATCACAGATTATTGCGAATCTTAAAGGTGTTGTATCAACTAAGACACTTCTTGCACTTCTTGACTTTGTTTCAAATGTTGATGATGAAATGAAAGAAGTCAAGAAAGAACAGCAGGAAGCACTTGAAACACAGAAGCAGTTATTTGATACCGAAAATCAGAATACTCCTCCAGAAGATGAAGAAGAAACAGATGATCACAAGGAAGATGGTAATAATGATGATGACAAAGACAAGGAATGATAGTGCTCTGTTATGACTAACATCAAAAACATAAAGTACTGGGAAATGCGAGAAGCAAGGAACATGTACAAGGATATGCAGTTGGCTGAGGACTGCGCCAAAGAGTTGAGCGTAATCTATAGCAAGGCTGCAATCTACACTGCCAAGCAGATTGAGGGAATATTCAATAGATTCGCTTCAAAACATCATCTGACAAGAGACGAGGCAATTAATCTTCTTTCAGAGGCTGACAGTAAAGATTTCGAAAAACTGCTTGAAGCATACAAGAATAAGACGGGTGCCCAAAAAAGAGAGGTACTGGCAGAATTGGAAGCCCCAGCATACAAGAACCGTATGAAGAGGCTAGATGATATTGATAAGTCAATAAACAGGCTAATCAATGCGGTTGCATCAAAAGAAAGAGATGCAATAGACAAGACAATGCGAAAGGTCTATGAAAGCAGTTATCACCATGCAGTATATGAAGCTGCAAGAATGAGTGGCCTAGATCTTCAGACAGGTCCCATTGATGAAGGCGCTCTTGAAACCATTCTGAAAAAGAAGTGGTCAGGTCAGAACTATTCCGAAAGAGTATGGAACAATACTCAGAAGGTGGCCGATGCACTAAAAGAGGAGTTCATGATAGGAGCACTTACAGGAAAGACAGAGAAGGAAATGACCGACTCAATCAACGAACAGTTCCTATCAGGTAGAAATAAAGCTAGAAGACTTGTAAGAACCGAATCATCATACATTCACAATGAGGCGCACTTCCAGGCTTATAGGGATTACGGCATAGAGGAGTATAGATTTGTTGCAACACTAGACCTTAGAACGTCTCAAATTTGCCGTGAGAAGGACGGAAGTGTATACAGGGTGAATGATAAGAAGATAGGTGTAAACGCCCCTCCGATGCACCCATGGTGTCGTTCTACGACTATTATGAATCTTGATGATGAAACTATGCATAATCTAGAAAGATTTGCTAGAGACCCTGTCACAGGTGAAAGGATAAAGGTTCCAGCAGATGAGACTTATAAAGAGTGGTATCAGAGAATGGTTGAAAAGCATGGTGCAGATGCAATTAACACTGCTGAGAAATTAGTTGAGAATCGTTCTAGTGACAGGAAACAGCAAATAAAATACCTCGATTTGTTGGGTAAGCAAAATATACCTTTATCACTATCAGAATTTCAAAATTTGAAGTATAATGATAAAGAGAATTGGTTACTATTACAAAAATACAAGAGATCGCGTAGCTCAGGAAAATTATCAGCATTTTCAACATTTGAAGACTATAAGAAGTATCGTAAAATCATACAAGATGAAATTGTTGGGCGTACAACTAAGGATGGAGTTGTAATAAAATCGCAAAGTGACCATTTTATCGAAAGAGTATTAGGGACAACCGAAAAAGAAGGCCCTCAAAAGAATAAGAAACGTGAAGGTGTTGAAATAGAGGATGTTATTTCTGCATTAACTGACCCAGAAAAAATAACCGAAAAAGAAAATGGTAAACGTATAAGCAGAAAGTATATAGGTGAAAACGTAGAAGTTACACTTAACCCTGATACTGGAAATTTAATTCAAACAAACCCTAAGAAAAGAGAGTGAATTGTGATGTACAAATTATTGGATGAAGATGTGAAATTATTGAAAAAGTTGCTTCTTATGAAAGATTGGAACCCGGAAGATGGTTATTCAAAAGAATGTGTTATTGAATATGTTAATGCGAATAGAGAACTAAATAATGAAGAGATTAATCAGATTCGTAATTACGTATTAGACAAGAATCTTGAATATGGATTTGATGATAATGAAGAACCTAATGAACTAGGGTATGCAACTGAAGAATTAGGCGATAGACTGTTTTATGCTATGGATGATTAGTTAAATCCTTTAGTTGATAAAAAGACAACGTGAAAGGACTTGGAATATATGGCAAGGGATGATTATCATGTAATTGTTTATCAGATTCTATCCTACCTGTATATGCAGCTAAAGCATGGGAAGGATATTGATGCATCACTCATAAGACATGACAGTAAATATCTGCAGATCAACAGAAAGTACTGGACTTATGTCATTGTGAATCTATTAAATGAGGGATATATCAGTGGGATAGTAATTGACCAGGATATAGATGAAAACATAGAAATATACAACCTTGATAAATGCGAGATTACACCAAAAGGAATAGAATACCTTACTGATAATTCAACTATTGAAAAAGCCAAGCGATTTATGAAAGACTTGAAAGACATATTACCGTTCGTATAAGCCGACTATTTTTTAGTCGGTTTTTATTTTGCTCAATTTCAAGAAAGGAGAATCATATGGCTGAAGGATTGAAACCACATCATCACCAATACTTTGAGTATGACTGTAAAAGTCATTTTGACAGTCGTAGGCACGTCATTGTTAAGAAGGTGACATATATGTGCATGATATGCGGAAAACTCTCACACGAGACATATGAAGAGTACTGTCCGCCTCCCAAGGAAAGAAAACCTAAAGCATTGATGAAATACAGAAGCAGACAGAAGAGCGGTTGATGTTCTTCTTTTTTTCTGTTTGTCCATAACGTGCATATGACATTAAAAGGTGCATGGATATAACAGTCATACGGACTATAAACGGAGGAATTAAGTTATGGAATACATTAAGAATATGATGCCTTTGAACCTTCAACTTTTTGCGGAAGAAGGGGAAGAGGGGGAAGAAGACACAGGCAACGAAGGGAATCCCGATAATGCGCAGTCAGGTGAACCGGAAGATGGTAAAGCCAAAGTAACAACCCTCACAGAAGACGATGTGGACAGAATCGTCCAGAAGAGACTTGCCCGTGCAAGAAAGAAGTGGGATAAGGATCATACGGAAGCCGAAAGGCTTAAGAAGATGACAGATGATGAAAAGAAGCAGTATGAGGAAGACAAGAGAAAAGAAGAACTTGACAATAGAGAAGCAGCAATTACTCGTAGAGAACTGACTGCAGTTGCCAAGGAACAGCTTAATGCTGCAGGAGTTCCAGCAGACATGGCTGACTTCATTGATTACACTGATGCTGATTCCGTAAATGAATCTGTCAAGAGACTCTCTAAAGCATTCAAGGGAGCAGTTCAGCAGTCTGTTGATGACCGATTAAAAGGGAAAGCACCTTTAGACAAGGCAAAAAACAATGTATTGACTGCTGAAGAAGAGAATGCAAGAAAGGCATTCGCAAATGCACTTAAATTTTAGAAAAGAGGTATAGAACATGGCAATTAACACATTACAGTATTCAACTATTTTTCAGACTGAATTAGATAAACAGATGGAGCATCTCACTCTTACATCATGGATGGATGCCAATGCCGGACAGATTAAGTATGACGGTGGTGCAGAGGTAAAAATCCCTAAGATGTCATTAGTGGGCTTAGGAGACTATAACAGAGATGAAGGATATAAACAGGGTGCTGTTACTCTTGAATATGAAACATTCAAAATGACACAGGACCGTGGAAGAAAGTTCCTTCTTGATGCAATGGATGTGAACGAAACCAATTTTGTTGCATCTGCTGGCACTGTCATGGGAGAATTCCAGCGTTTACATGTTGCTCCTGAAGTAGATGCTTACCGTATTTCTAAGGTTGTTTCTGATGTTACAGCAAAGAAATCAGAAAACATCCTAACAACTGCATTGACTGAACAGAATATTCTTTCTGAATTAGAAAAGGCAGCGGATACTATCCGTGATAAAGGATATCAGGGCGATATCATCTGCCATATTACATATGATACTTTAAGATTATTAAAGGAGAAGATGGTAAACAGCAACCTTACATCAGGTAAATTAACTATTGGAAATATCACATTAGACATCTATAAGCTTGATGAAATCACATTCATTCCTACACCAAAGAACAGAATGTATTCAGCTATCAAGGTTGATGCTGGAGCAACAAAAGACGCAGGTGGATATACAAAGGGTGAAACTGCTAAGAATGTAAACTTCTTAATGGCACCAATCAATAGTGTTATCGGTGTTACTAAACAGGACAAGACAAGAGTATTTGACCCTGATACTAACCAGGATGCAAATGCTTGGCAGATTGACTATAGAAGATATCATGACTGCTGGGAAAAGGACAACATGCTTGACCTAATCATTGCTAACGTCTCAGCTGATGCATAATGATCATTGTAAAAAGAATCAACGTTGAAAGGGTCATCCATGAGGATGACCTTCAGCGTTACACTAAACAGGGATATCGTGTCATTGAAGACAAGAAGAATGATGAAGATACTCCTGTAGAAAACAATGAAGTGACGGACCTCAACGATATGACTGTTGACCAGTTAAAGACTATTGCAAAGGAAAAGGGCGTTAGCGGATATTCTAGTCTTGTTAAAAAGGAATTGGTCGCAGTTCTCACTAAGATGCAGGAGGAGTAATCTATGGATCTAGTTGAGATTGTTGCCGAAAGAACAGGAACGAGTCAGGAACGTGCAAAAATCTATGTTGAAATGGCAAAACAGCGTGCTCTTGCACATACAAACCGCACTGTATACATCACTGCAATGGATTTCTGTGTGGCTGATCTAGCATGTGCCATGTACTTCAGAGAGGGCATGGTCGGAGAATCATCACATTCAGAAGGTGGCATCACATCTACTTTTCAGTCTTCCACTTATGAAGATATTCTCTCAACTCTCAACAACTTGAGACTGATTCGTGCAGGAGGAATCGTTCACGAAAAGAAGCCGGAGGGGAACCAATGAGACTTTCAGCGCTTAAGAACTATTCTGTATATGAGCCTGTCATCGAAAAAGATGGTGAAGGTGTCACTACTGAAAAGTGGATCAAGAGAAAATCAATGCTTCTTGAGATATGGCCTGCATCCGGTAAATTACAGGCTGAAATGTATGGAGAGAGACTGAACTACATTCTTAATATGATTCTTCCTAAGAATAAGGACGATGATTTCAGACCCACAGAAAAATGGGGCGTGAATGTCTATAATCAGTCAATCGATGAACCGGATTACAGAATCATCAGCATGAAGGAATATAACAGACACTATCTCTATGAACTGGAGAAGATTATTAAATGAGTCTCAATGGTGCTAATGAATTAGTTAGAAAGCTTCGTGCTATAGATGCAGTTCTTGAGAATCCTGAACAGGTTCTTGGAAAGGCTGCGGAAACAATCAGAAGTGGTTGCGTTCTTGAATGTCCTGTAAATAATGGTGAATTAAGAAATTCCATTAAGACAAGAGTTGAAGGCGACAAGGGATATGTTTATACAAATAAGGCATATGCTCAATATGTTGAATTCGGAACAGGTCGAAAAGGTGCAGCAGACCATGCTGGAATATCTCCATATGCACATCCTTCTTATACTATGGAACCTTGGTGGATTCCTGAAGAGAAGCTATCAGAAGAAGCAATAAATAACTATCGTTGGGTAGTAATCGAAGTGAACGGCAAGAGATATTACAGGTCGGATGGACAGCCTGCACAGCCATTCATGTACCAGGGAGCAAAGAAGACTGAAAAGAAAGCAGTAAAAGATGCTGGTATTGTAATCAGCCAGTTAATTGAAAAGGATTAAAAGCATATGATCAACATTAAAGACAAAGTATATAAGGCTCTGACAGATGAAGGCCTTGAAGTCACTGACATCTATCCTAAGGACTGGGCTAAGCTTCCAGCCGTTCAGTATGTTGAGGAAGATAACAGCGTGGCAGAATGGACGGATGACAAGGAGCAGACATCACATGTCCTTTACAGAATCGAAATCTGGGATACTAAGAGTACATCGGATACAGCCTTGAAAGTTGATAAGGCATTATCAGCAATGGGGCTAAAGAGAGTATCATGCAGAGATATTGATGATGCATCAGGACTTAGACACAAGAAAATGAGTTATGAAGCATATTATGATAGTGATTACATCTATCACGGTATGTAACTGATAAGGAGGAATTATATAATGCTAGCAAATGGCGCTAAATTATCTTATGACAAGACAAACAAGGGAACTTCTTTTACTGACCTTCCAGGGTTAAAGAAGATTCCTGATATGGGTATTGAAAAAGAAAAAGTTGAAAACTCTTCACTTGATGATGCAGTTAAGGTCTATGAGTTTGGTATCGGAGATCCTGGAGACCTTGAATATACATTCAAGTATGACAACAGCAAACCAACATCTTCATACAGATTAATGAGGGAACTGGAAAAAACAGGAGCTACTGCAATGTTCAAGGAAACATTGAAGGACGGCACTACAACTACATTCTCGGGACAGGTCACTGTTAAAAGAGCGGGCGGTGGTGTCAATGATGCTATTGAATTCACTGTTGCAATCGCATTACAGTCTGAACTCACTATTGCTGACCCAGGAGAAGCAGTAGCGCAATCTGAGGAAACTGCATCTGAAGCAGTAGCAGAATAGAAAGGAAGATATAGATAAATGGCAGAAAAAGCAAAAAGAAAACCGTTCATTATTTGGAAAATCGGTGAAGAAGAATACAAATTAAAACTGACAACAGGAGAAATCTCTAGACTAGAACAGATGTATGGTGGAAGTCTTATCAACCTTCTTAATACAGAAACAGGCATGACACCATTATGCACTATGCTGGACATCACACATGGTGGTCTTCAGAAATTCAACAGCAACATCGACAGAAGCGATGTGAATGATATGTTTGATAGATACATCGATGAAGGTGGCTCACAGACAGAGTTCCTTAGTGATATTCTTATTCCATTGTTCCAGGTATCGGGTTTTTTCTCTGGGGCTCTCGAAACGAAAATGGAAAAGGAAATGGCGGAAGCCAAGAAGAATCTCTAGAAGATATCCTGATTACAGATTACATATACAAGGCGGTCTATGATCCAGCGCTTGATGCTGGAGTAGACCCCTTTTCATTTTGGAATTATTCGTTAGATGAGCTATACGATATTATTTCAGCGCATGAAAGAAAGAAAAAAGAAATGGTGCGACAGGAAGCGATATCTCTTCAGATACAGGCCCTTCAGATAAGGGATTGTATTTCTGCTGTCCTTAACGGTAAGGATGATTCATTCACTCCTGCACAATTGTGGGACTTCTATCCTTCACTTTTTGAAGAGGATAGGAAAGAGTTTGAAAAAGAGAAGGAAAGAAAAGAGATTGCAAGCGCTAGATCTTCTCGTATTGCCTTCAGTAGAAGACATAATGAAGCACTAAGAAAAAGAAAGGCGGTGATGCAGAATGACGGTAGAGGAACTGCAGATAGTAATATCTGCACAGACGAAATCAGCGAAATCAGAACTGAACAGCGTGAAGAATGAAGTCACCGGCCTAAAGAATCATGTTGATAAGGTCACAGGATCAATTGGCAATTCATTCAAGAGTATCCGCAATATTGTGGCGGGTCTTGGTATTGCTTCTCTGATTAAATCAACGATATTAGGTAATGTTGATGCTGCAATCAAGAGAGTTGATACTCTTAGCAATTATAGCCGTGTGATGTCGAATCTAGGCGTTGGCAGTGTTCAAGCGAATGCATCTGTACAGAAACTAAGCAATAAGCTTATTGGGCTCCCAACAACCCTAGACGATGCATCAGGCGCAGTACAGAGATTTACATCAGTGAACAGTAACATCTCTAGATCAACAGATATGTTCCTTGCACTAAATAACGCTATTCTAGCCGGCGGTGCAAGTTCAGAAATACAGAAATCAGCTTTAGAACAGTTGTCACAGTCATATGCTAAGGGTAAACCCGATATGTTTGAATGGCGTTCAGCGATGACTGCAATGCCTGCACAGATGAAACAGGTGGCTGAGGCCATGGGTTTTGTCAATGCTTCAGCATTAGGCGAGGCATTAAGAAACGGAACTGTATCTATGGACCAGTTCATGAATACTCTTATGCAGTTAAACACTCAGGGCATTAACGGCTATCAGTCATTTGAGGAACAGGCAAGAAATGCGACAGGTGGAATTTCTACATCAATCGCTAATATGAGAACAGCTATTGTTAGATGTATGTCAGATGTAATGAACACAATCGGACAGTCTAATATTGCTGGATTCTTTACCAATATTGCAAAGGCAATTAATTCCTGCGTCCCATATGTTGTTGCATTCACTAAAGTTGTTATGGTCGCCGTTGGGTATCTGACGGCACTGTTTGGCGGCAAGTCAAAGAAGTTGAGTTCTTCTTTTGGTGGAGTGTCAAACAATGCTAAGAAGGCAGCAGGAAACACAGGGGCTCTTGCAAAGAATATGAACGATGCTTCCAATAGTTCGCAGAAGCTTTCTAAAGGCGCAGGTGGAACAGGAAGCGGATTAAAGAAGGCAGCAGGTAATGCTTCTAAACTCAAGAAGGAATTGAACGGAGCTCTTGCTGGATTCGATGCAATCAATAACATCAATTCAAGCAATAGTTCAAGTAATCCATCTTCAGGTGGCTCAGGTGGTTCGGGCGGTGTTGGTGGTTCCGGTGGCATTGGTGATATAGGAAGCATAGGTGCTGATGCGTTTGATACTGGAAGTATGACTGCACCACTTGAAGAAGTAGACAAGCAGTTAGAAGAAATCAAGAAGAAGGTTGCGGAATTCTTCCAGCCATTAAAGCAGTCATGGGATAAGTTTGGTGCGCCGATGATTGCAGCTGCAGTATATGCGTTCAACGGTGTCAAGAATCTTCTTATGGAAATCGGCAAGTCAATGTATACAGTGTGGGAAAACGGCACAGGCGCAAAGACTGTCGAACTGATATTGAAGATATTCACTAACATCTTCAAGATAATTGGCAATATCTCTAAAGGACTGGCCGATGCATGGAACACTGCAGGACTAGGCGATTCAATCATCCAGCATTTATGGAATATATTTAACTCTATATTGAAGATCATCAATGAGATTCTGAAAATTGTGAGAGATATCACTAAAGCGATTGACTGGACTGTAGTACTAGGTGCAGTGAATGTGGTTCTTGGTATCATTGATGGGTTATTCTCTTTCATAGCAGATAATGTAGGTCGTATTCTTGGCATACTTTCAGTTATTGCGGGATTATCATTATTTTCTACTCTTGCTGGAATTCTTGGTACTGTCATCACACAGATACAGCTTGCAGTGGGAGTATTTTCAGGTTGGGCATCACTTGCAACTGCGTTGAGCGGTGCATTTGGAATTCTTCCACAGATTTTTGCATCTATTGTAATGGCAGTGAACCCTGTAAATGTCATCATAGGGGCAGTCATTGCTACAGTGGTAGACTTATGGCAGAAGAGTAAGAGCTTCAGAGATGACATAGTAAGCATTCTAGGAAATATTGCTACTATTGTTCAGAAGGTGTTTATGAATATTGTTGCACCTGTCATCAGTACAGTAGCAGGCATTATTAAAGATTTTGTGAATATGGTGCTAAAACCACTGTGGAATGTATGGGAAACAGTTTTTAAGGATATCATGGGAATAGTTAGTGATTTATTAAAATTTGTAACACCGATTTTTAGTACAATTCTTGATATTTTAGGGCCAGTCTTCCAGTTATCACTAACACATCTTCAAGGCACATTTAGAATTGTGTTCGCAGCAATTGGAGGTATTATCCAGGGCGCAGGTGCAGTAATTCACACTGTTGTTGATGGTATCAGAGAATTCTTTAATGGATTAGGAACTTGGATGGAAGGAACTTTCGGTTTCAAATGGAAGAATGTGTTTGAAACGGTTAAGAATGCCGTCAAGGCGTTCAGAGACTACATGGGTCCTATCATCAGTTCCGTACAGGTTATTTTCATGGGTCTAGCTAACTTCATCGGCGGCGTGTTCTCAGGCAACTGGAGAAGAGCATGGCTTGGTGTTAAGCAGATATTTGAGGGTATTGTTTCTGGATTAGGACACATCTTCAAGGCTCCATTGAATTTCATGATTGATGGAATCAATAAATTCTTAAGCGGCATCGGCAAGGTAAAGATTCCTGACTGGGTTCCTGGAGTCGGTGGAAAAGGATTCTCAATTCCTAGGATTCCTAGACTCGCAAAAGGTGGTATCGTAAGTGCATCCACTATTGCCAATATTGGTGAAGCAGGAACAGAAGCAGTAATACCATTACAGAGAAACACACAGGGACTTGATATGATTGCTGAAAAGATTTCAGAAAGATTATCACTTTTTCAGAATGACGGCACAGGCGCTACCTACATCATTAAATTAGTGCTTGATGACGGCAGAGTAATCACTAAGATGGTGATTGACAATATCAAGGATTATGAAGCACGCACAGGCAAGCCTGTATTTGACTATTAGGAGGTGGAATAAATGGCAGATGAAGCGAAAATCAAGATAAACGGAACACTTATTCCGACTCCTTCAGAGATTAGCGTAGAAATCAATGATTTAGATTCGGATAGTGTCAGACCTGTCTCAACAGGCGTTTTAAGAAGAAATAGAATACGTTCTAACATGCTTAAAATTACATGTACATATAAGTTGAATACATTCACAGATGTAATGAATATTCTGAAGGTACTCACTCCGGCAGAGTTCACGGCAGAACTCTACATTCCTGATCATGGTATCAGAGGAACCAAGAAGATGTATGCTTCAAATAAGAAGTACAATTATAAGAGAGTGCAGTCTGGTCTAAAGGCAGATTCATTCTCTTTCTCTCTGATTGAGGTGTGATTATATGCTTATAAAATATGGAGAGACAAATGTAACGGACAGACTTCTTGATTATAAGATGTCTGTCTCTTTTGCTGACTGCCGTATGATAGGCAACGTGCCATCAATTGAACTGACAATGAAGTTCGATAATTATGACGGCATTCTTGACAATATCGACATCAGCAAGTACTGGGAAGTCAAGGAGAATGATGCATCTGATACAAGATACTTCAAGGTGTATGATCAGCCGGAGAAGTACACCAAGGAACTTACTCTCAAGATGTATGACAACAATTATTCTCTTGACAAGGCATACGATACTAAACTGTCTTATCCTGTCACTATAAAAGACCAGCTAGACGAGATTGAAAGTCTGACTGGTCTTTCTATTATTCGTGAAGGAATACCGCAGTACGTTCTTGATAAGAGCGTATCATGGTATGATAACACGATTGTGATAAGAAACTATCTTGGGTGGATTGCTGAACTGTTTGGGGCTAATGTCTATGCAGAGGGAATTGATTCTATTAGATTTGTTCCTATTGAAAAGACTGCCTTTGCTGCTACACAGGATTTAACAGACTATGAGAAGAATGAGGTGTATACACTCACAAGAGTATATGCTGAAAATGGTCTCAATCCTCTTTCTAAGGGTGATGAGACAGGCAATACGCTGTTTATTGATTCAGCAAATCTATATGCAGATGAACAGAGCATTATAGACAGCATCTATGACAGACTTAAAGGATTGACTTTCAACCAGGTGAAGAATGTCACAATGATATCGGTTGATAACCTTCTTCCTGGTGCTCTTGTCAATTATAACAGCAATGAATTCACTTTCTTTGTATCGGATCTAACTGTCAGTTATAAAGGTGGACAGTTCTCTATGTCTACGGTTGACGGCAGTGTTACAACAAAGAATGAAGAAAAGACAGTGAATCGTGTATCTAATACAACACGAATCAGAAAGCTGCAGGTTCAGCAGGACCAGGAATCCTTGAAACTAGATATAATCGCAAAGGAACAGGAAGGCATCAATGACAAGATGGCGCAATTAAGCCTGTCTAATGAGAAGATATCACTAAGGGTTTCAGAAGTTGAAGAAAAGGCTGGAGAAGCAATCAAACAGGCACAGGGTTCAGTTAAGAAGTTTGTTTGCGAGTATGCTTCTTCGAATGACGGAACGATTCCACCAGAAACAGGTTGGTCAGAGACTGCACCGACATGGCGTCCTGGATTCTATATATGGCAGAGAACAGCTACGACGATCAACAATACTGTCACATACAGTACTCCTGTATGTATTACGGGTGCTAAAGGTGAGGATTCTATATTGTTGTGTATAGAGTCATCAAATGGCACGACATTCAAGAACAGCGATGTTGCAACTATATTCACAGTGAACATCTATGTGGGTGGAGTTGTGATTGATAACTCTTCAAAATTGAGAGAAACATTTGGAGATAATGCATATCTGCAGTGGTTCATTAAAAGGCATGGGGAGACAGAATTCAGCAAGATCCCATTAGATGATTCAAGACTGAATGATAACGGGTTCATGTTTACAATTTCAGCGAAAGACATTAAATTCAAGGCAGTATTCAACTGCGAGTTAAACATTTAGGAGGAAAATTATGGCAATTAAAGCGGTCAATCAGATTGACGTTATCGACTTAACCGATGGTTATTCGGTTGTATTAACTAATGACAACTATACATTCTTAGGTACTACTACTTCTGTAAACGGTACACAGACAACTACTACACAGGTAATGGCATTATGTGGTAGTGAACAGGTTCCATGTACTGTAGGAACTATTACATGTCCTACAGGAATTTCAGCAGTGTCTGACGGCAAGTCACCAATGCCAACGATCACTATCACTGCAACATCTGCATTAACTACGAGTGGCACTGTCACTATTCCTATTGTTGTGAATGGTGATATCACAATCAACAAGACATTCAGTTACTCAATCGCATTCAAGGGTCAGACAGGTCAGAATGGTACAAGTGTTACCGTAAGTTCCACTTCTGTAACTTACCAGGTCGGTGCAAGTGGAACTACTAAGCCAACAGGTGAATGGAGCGCTACCGTTCCAAATGTACCGAATGGTCAGTTCCTTTGGACTAAGACAGTAGTTAAGTATTCTGATGGCAAATCAACAGAAGCCTACTCAGTCTCTTACAAGGGTACAAACGGCTCAAATGGTTCAAACGGTACAAGTGTTACCGTTAGTTCGACTTCTGTAACATACCAGGCAGGTACAAGTGGCACTACTCCTCCAACAGGAACATGGAGTACTACAGTGCCTAGCGTGGCAAATGGTCAGTATCTATGGACAAAGACTGTTGTAAACTATTCGGATGGTAAGCATACTGAATCATATTCAGTTTCCTACAAAGGTACAAACGGCACAAACGGAAAGGATGGCTTAGACGCTATTACAATGGCGATCACCTCAAGTGGTGGAACAATCTTTAAAAATACCGCTATTGCTACAACTTTAACTGCTCATGTCTATAAGGGTGGAGTTGAAGTAACTGGCTCTGCTCTATCTGCATTAGGAACCATCAAGTGGTACAAGGATGGTGGAACTACTGCAGTAGCAACAGGGGCAACATATACAATCGGTGCCGGCGATATTACAAACAAGGCAACGTTCAGCGCTCAGCTAGAAGGTTAATTATATGGTTAAGGCATCGGCTAGCATGACCCTCGTGAGAGTTAATGATGGCGAGGACGGGCAGGGAATTCGCTCAATCACTCCGGAGTATTACCTATCAGATTCTTCAACGAAAATGCCCGATGCAAGCAGTAGCGGGTGGAAAAGCGTTCCCGATGACTACATTGACAAGCATTATTACTGGGTTAGGTCAAAAATATTATGGGATGATGGAACATATACAACGACCACCCCAGTGCTTGCAAATGACCTAAAGTCAATCATTGATGATTACGACAACAGAATAAACAACATGAACAGTCAGCTGCAGCAGGCGACTAAGGATGCTTCTTCGTCTATAGAACAGACTAAGGCATCCATCTTACAGACTGTATCAGAGAATTATTACAGTGCCTCTGACGGTGCAAACCTTGCTTCTACTGTATCTACTATTCAGCAGACAACAGAAAGCATTCAGATGGGATTTGTAAAGAAAGAAGACTTTGGTTCTCTTTCTGATACTGTATCAAACAATCAGACTCAGCTGAACACTTATATCAGATTCAATGCAGACGGCATAGAGATAGGTAAACAGGAATCTGAATTCAAGACAAAACAGACAAACAGCAAGTACTCTATTCTTCAGAACAATGACGAAGTAGCGTACTTTGCTAACAACAGAATGTATAACTCAAACATCGAAGTTTCTAGTTCACTAAGAATCGGAAACTTCGGATTCATTGTTAACCACGATGGATCTTTAACCTTTAAGAAAGTAGGTGGTGACTGATGGCAACATATGCAACATGCAGTGCATCGTTTGGTGGTGGTAATGGCAACATCACAATGACAATGACACGAACAGGTGTTAATGTTGACGGAAACTATGATTTATGGACTGCTACACTAACTAAATACTATAAGTGGAATATTAACTCAAGCGCTACTAAATACGGCTCTATGTGGGCTAATGGCGTACTGTTATGGTCTGGTGGAGTGACTATCGGAGGTAGTGGAACAAAAACACTTGCTACCGTTACGAATATCAAGATTCCTCATGACAGCAACGGTGGGAAGCATTTTGATTTCTCATTCTCACAGGAATTGAAGGTAACCCTTTCGGGCAGTTATGTGGGCAGTGTATCTGCTTCGGGCGGCATTGACTGCGATGTCATTCCTAGGGCAACCAAGCCGTACTGTTCTCCAGCATCAGTTTATTTTGGAAACAGTGTGACAATCAAGACACCTAGAGCGTCTTCTGATTTTGGGCATGTAATCTCATACAGTTATTATGATACGAATGTGCAGATTGCTGCTAATCAGTGGAATGATGAATTCAAGTGGACAGTACCGACTTCACTGATCAACAAGATGACTAACACGTCATATTCATATATGACATTCAAGGTAGATACATACAATCGTGCCGGAAAGTACATCGGTACTAACTACTGCCGATTGGATTTAGTGCTTCCATCGGGCTATGAGCCAACTGTCACAGGCATCACATACACAAATGAAGATGCCGCAATTGCAAAAAGATTCGGAGCATCAACGATTATTCAAGGTGTTTCAAAAGTCAAATGCAATGTATCTACTTCAACGAAGAATGGTGCTACAATCACGTACTACCAAAATGAAATTGACGGACAGAGTATACCTGGTCCAAACAGTTTCTTTACGACACAGCCGTTGAAATCGTCTGGTACAGTTACGCTAAAATCGACAGTCACAGATTCAAGAGGACAGAAGGCTGCACTGTCTAAAAACATTAGTGTTACAGAGTGGTGGTCACCAGCAGTCAAGAATGTCAGTGCACAGCGTTGGAACGTATCGACTAACAAGGCAGATGATGAAGGTACGGCAGTTAAGATTACTTATTCATTTTCAATCGCACCTGTTGCAAATAAAAATGATAAGTCTGTCTTGATCCAGTACAAAAACGGAGAAACATGGACTACTCTTGCAACTTATACAGATTCATACAGTGCAGAAAACAAGGTATATATATCATCTGCCGGCAAATTCAATACGGATAATGCCTATTCTTTCAGAGTGCTTGTGAAGGATTACTTTACGACAGATGGCGTTGCATCTTATGCTGCTATCGCTCCTTCGTTCAAACTGCTTGATTTTTCAGCAGATGGCAGAGGGATTGGTGTTGGGTGTAAGGCAGAAAGTGGAAAATTAAAGGTGGATATGCCTCTTGAAGCGCAGTCATTTAATGGGTATGTATTTGATTTTGATACAGAGAATCAAGTAGATACGTGGGTGCCCGTGCTCACGGATAAGAAGATACAGCATAGAGTTATTGGCTGGTCTGATTGGATCTCTTGTGGAACTAATGCATGTGGTATCACACTGAAATACCGATATAACGACGGATTGAAACTCTGCGAAATAAACTGGGATGGTTCGTTGACTGCTCCAATTGGTGGAAACACAGGGGGATATATATGGAGTAATTTCCCTAACGATAAAAAGCCTAGGCAAAATGTTTTCGTTCCTGCTGTTTATCCAGGAGGAACTTTAGTGGTACGTTTTTACCCCATAACCAACGATGGTACAAAGAATCAATGGACCATCACATCATTGAAAGACAATGTAAATAGTGCATACGTATGTGGCACATTTATTTACTCATATGCTTAAAGGAGAAGGGAAATATGAAATTATATGATACATCATTAAAATACATGGATGCGATTAACGCAATCGGAGGCACTATTGTAGCAGTATTGACTGCTGCATTAGGTACGCACTGGTTTTTATTCGTAGGCTTTTTGACATTAAACATCATTGACTACATCACAGGAATCAGAAAATCTCGTTTGACAGGCAAAGAAAATTCTGCGAAAGGAGTGCGTGGTGTATGGAAAAAGTTGGGGTACTGGCTAATGGTGCTTGTTGCTTTTCTTGCATCAGCAATTTTCATTGAGATTGGTCAGACAATTAATGTTGATTTGACTATCACAACATATGTGGGATGGTTCACGTTGGCATCTCTCATTATCAATGAATTAAGAAGCATTCTAGAGAACTTTGTGGAATCCGGTGACAATGTACCATCTGTACTAACTAAAGGACTAGAAGTAGCAGAAAACGCTATCAACAAGGAGAATAACAATGGGTAATGACGAATTTCTAAAGATTGCAACCGAAGAAGTAAGAAGATATACAAACGAACATCTAGAAGATCCACAGGATTTCGATATCTATGTTGTGTGGGTGTGTAAGACACTTCAAAATAACAAGGCTTTACTATCAACTACGCTTTCAGATGGTATGTATTTTGAGGCTACTTATAACGGAGACAAAAAAGAAATGTATCTTGATGCATACCGTAAATTAGAAAATAGATGTATCAAGTGTGAGGTATGAGACATGAAGATATTCATCTCACAGCCTATGAAAGGTTTCTCTGAAGAAGAAATCAGATACAACAGAGAAAAGGCTATAAAAAAAATCAAAAATCTCTATGGTGATGATGCTGAAATTATTGATAGTTTTATCGATGGAGAAGGTACTCCATTATGGTACCTTGGAAAATCCATTGAATTACTATCAACTGCCGATGTGGCTTACTTTTTAAAGGGATGGAACAAAGCAAGAGGGTGCAGAATCGAATACATGTGTGCTGAAAATTATGGAATCGGTACATATCTTGAGGAGGGATAATTATGGGATACACATTAAAAACTAATATCGCAAATAAGCAGAACTATGGTGGTGTTAGAGCATTAAACACTATTAAGTATTTAGTTTATCATTACACAGGTAATGACGGTGACACTGACGAAGGAAACGGCAAGCATTTTCATAATCATATCGTAAAGGCATCAGCACATTACTTTGTTGATGATGACAGCGTAACGCAGTCAGTACCAGACAATTATGTGGCTTATTCTGTAGGTGGTAGATGTCAGTCAAATCATCATCCTCTATACAAAATTTGCACTAACTCTAACTCTATCAGCATCGAAATGTGTGATTGCTATAAAAACGGCGTTGTTGAAATCACTGATAAAACACTTGAAAATGCAATCGAATTGGGTAAGGTATTGATGAAAAAATACAATATCCCAATTAAAAATGTCATCCGTCATTATGACGTCAATGGTAAAGCGTGTCCTAATTGTAACGGGCTACTAAATGATGCAAATTGGAATGCATTTAAAAGTCGTTTAACTGGTGCCCCAGTGACTAATACTGTGCAAAATTCGAAACCTTCGGAAACACCATCTAAGCCATCAAGTTACGATCAATGGGTGGCTGATTTACAGGCTGAATTAAATAGACAGTATCATACTGGTTTAGCTGTAGATGGATTGAAAGGCCCGAAAACGTTAGCAGCATGTCCAACTGTGCGAAAAGGTGCCAAGGGTAATATCACTAGACTCATTCAGAAACGTTTAAATTCTGTAGGATTTCATCTTTCAACCGACGGAATTTTCGGAAGTGGTACACATAACGCAGTAAAGGTGTTCCAAAAGAACAGAGGTTTAGGACAAGATGGAATTGTTGGCAGAAATACATGGAATTGGCTTCTTAAAGGAACTAAGATGTAAGTAAGAGAAAAGACCAGGGCTTAATTGCTCTGGTCCTTTTTTGCTTTCTCAATATCATCTCTTATAAGTTTTTTAATGTAACCCATTTTAGATTCGACATGATCAAGTTTTTCTAGAATGTCTGCATCTGTTTTTTTATTGAATGCAAGATTGACACATTTCGTCATCTTCTTAGCATAGTTTGCGCTAGCTTTCTTCTGCGCTTCAGTTGACACGGTTATACCTCCCTTAGAATAATTTTGAAATCAAGAATACTAATACTGCAATAAGTCCAATCAATTCGATAGCTTTTAAAATTAATTTTTCCATTGTTTTCTTTGAAAAGTGGTTTTATAATAGTGATAGGAAGAGAGGACAAGCCTCTCAACCTACTTAGTTGAATAAATTGATTAGAATCAAAATCCAACCAATCAAGGAAATGATTTTAATCACTAGCGCTTCGAATAGGTCCAGTATTCGAAGCATTTTTTTTAACTTCTTTTCCACTTTCCTTACCTCCTTTCTTGATTATAGTATATCATAAAATTATACATATGTCAATATATATTGATATTTTTATGAAAATATAATATAAAAAATATCAGTAAACAATGATAGTTTTTGCATTTTAATTTCAATGTTTCTAATACTAAAAGGAGCGTTATAAAATATATGATGCGCCACTATGTAGGTGCTCAACTAGTAACAAATCAGTAACATCATTCCAGTAACTGTTTATTTTATTAGGTATTAAGCGCTTTTTTGTTTCACATTGTGAAAAAATTATTTCATTTGATGTAAAACGTTTTCATAATCAGAAAATAAACTATAATAATTTTTATTATATATATAATACATACAGAAAAGATGAACGGAGGTAAAGGAA